ACGAACGAAGTGGTGGAATGGATATTTATGTCATAGTGATGTTATAATAGATGATTTTGGTCCTGGTGGAATCGATATTAACCATTTGTTAAGATGGTTTGATCGTTATAAGTGTTATGTTGAGAATAAAGGAGGTATGATAGCCTTGCACGCTATCAACTTCATTGTAACTAGTAATTTTCATCCGCGTGATATTTTCAAATTTGGGGATGAGATAAATCCCCAGCTTCCTGCATTAGAACGCAGAATTGTAATCGAAGAGATGTTGGAATAAAGAATTTTCTTGTATCATTCCCTAAATGTTAGAAGAAGGATGATCTTATTTTCCCGAGGCCCGATCAGGGCCGAGTGCAGCCGTGTAGGGTCGCCGGAGGCGGGGTTCACTGCACCAAGCGGCGGAGACGCGCTCCAGCCGCCGGAGGCGTGGTGTCTGGTGTTCCGCCGAAGGCGGACTATAAATAGGACATGCGTTCATGGTAATACTATACATTCACGCGATGGCTTTCAAAAGAAAGCGTGTTTTTGCTCCACGTCGTAATGCTTCTAAGAAGCGGAAGGGTGGTTTCAAACGGCGTGCGAGAAGAGGACTTAGGATGTCCGACCAGACGTCCCTTAACACGAAAGGAACGTCTAATGGATTCAGAGGTCGAAAGACGAGTCGTTCTACGTACCTTAAACATTTGTGGAATAGTACTTTGTTTGCTACTCATTGGCGTACAGCTATTTCTACATCAGATAGCGTAATTACTCCTGCTACTACGACTACTGGAACGTTTAAGGCTATTCAATTAATGAAAGGTCCAGCCCTTGTACCTTTCTACACAGCAGCAGGAGGACTTGTTCCTGATGATTTTGGTGTTGGGTTACCTACATTCAAAGGTGACATTATTTTAAGAGGTGGCCGGTGGAATTTTATGATTCATAACACTTCTGCGGCAGCCGTTGACGTGAGGATAAGGACTTGGTTGGTTTGGACGGTAGATGAGCCGAACTTTTCGTATGAACCTACCGGAACGTTACCACTTCTTTGGGAACCGTCTCTACAACCTGATTGGAACGAAAAGATTGGAAAAGTAATTAGTTCTAGGGAGGTCCTTCTAGAGTCTGGCAATAATTGGTCATTGAGCGGGAAGTTTAAACTACAGAAGATTGATCAAGAAAGATATGCTGGATCAGGAAAAGTACTTCTATTAGTTATGGAAGTAATGAATATAGGAATAGCGACAGCTCACGGGTTATCATACACAAGTTCATATAATATGAGCTTTAGTGGTGATGCCATTACTTAGTTGCGTACACGCAACGTCTTGTATATAAAAAATCGCGCGCAGGCCAACTGGGGTAAGTATTACCCCCAGTTGCCCTGCGCCCCCCTTGTACTCTATAAGTATCAATAAAGTGTGTGTGTTTCATTCATGCCTTCCCAACCTCAGTTCTTTCATTTCTGCTTTACTCTTAACAACTATGTCGAAGAGGAAGATGTGCCCCGCATCTCAGCTTTCTGCGAAGAAGAAGGCAAATATTGGATCATCGGCCGAGAGGTCGGAGATTCAGGTACCCCTCATCTCCAAGGGTACGTCTCGCTTCGAAAGCGGCGTACTTTCGTTTATGTTCGGGATAAGCTCTCAAACAGGTGCCATGTTGAGAGCTCAAGAGGTACTGCTCGACAAAATCGAGAGTATTGCTCAAAGGGTGGAAACTTTATCGAAGGAGGTGTTATTAATGAAGGAAGAGTCCGCAAGGACCCTGATGAGAGAGCAAGATCGTTCATGGCTGCCGTCGGACGAAGAGATAAAGGCTTGGCTGAATTCGCCGATTCAGAGCCCCACGCATGGATCCATCATGGATCTAACATGCTCAGAAACGCCCTTTCAATCCTTGCCCCCGTTGAACGTCCAACAGTTTCAGTCAGGTGGATCTACGGAGCTCCCGGAGTGGGCAAGTCTCGTCTAGCACATGCGCTTCTTCCAGAGGCGTATGTCAAAGAACCACGAACGAAGTGGTGGAATGGATATTTATGTCATAGTGATGTTATAATAGATGATTTTGGTCCTGGTGGAATCGATATTAACCATTTGTTAAGATGGTTTGATCGTTATAAGTGTTATGTTGA